TCTTTGCGGTAAAGCGGGTGCTGCGATACGACTCGTCGCCGGGGCCAGCACTATCTATTTCAACAACCATACGGAGCCTCCTGAGCTATTCAAAGATTAGGCGAGTTGGATCAGCGCAGCGCAATCAGGACGCAGCGTGCCGTGACCCGCGATGTAATCGCTAAGAATCAGGTCGCCACGACGCTCGACCGAGTGCTCGGCATCCACGCCGATCTCCTTGAGGCGAACGGTAGCCATTGCATCCGGCACAAAGCAAACACCAAGTTGCTTGGTGAAGTCCGCGTTGTAGCCGATGCCCACCGAACCCCAGGGATCGTTGCGGACACCCGGAGCCGCCACCTCATCATCATCGCCCGAACGGAAAGCGTTCGACATGACGACGTTGAAGCCCGCGACCGACATGATCTCGCGCTTCGTGGTGTCACCAGGACCGCTGGTGAAGTCCTTGTTCACCAAGTCTTGAACACTTGCCAGCTTGTGGTAAGCCGACGGCTTCAAGACAACGGTGCGGCCCATCTTCGGGATGCTGTGCTCATCAAAGAGTTGAGCAATGTCGAAGATACGGGTGGCGATGTTCGCGCCCGTCTCCGAAGCAATGGTGGCCCGCTTGTCAGCGGTAGCCATGTTGGTGACACCCGTCGGGTTGACATCCGCCGGATCCTTGTAAGCAGCAGCTTGCAGAGTGCTGAGGATGTTCGAGTCCATCTGCTCGGCAAGGGCCGCGCCGACCTCAGCCGTGTAGACAGATCGTTCATCAAAGTAATTCATCAGGCGGTCAATCTCCGGGACGAAGACGCCCGAAACCACCGGATCATCGACAAAGATTTCGATCTCCTTGCCACGGATGTTGGACAGGTAGGTGCTGGTCTGGGAGTTATCCGTCCCGTAGACCGACTCGCCCGCCGTGTGGTAAGCCGTGGTGGCGACGCCCGTGATCGGGAACGCAGCCGACTTGCCCGACGAGATCGTCTTGCTCCGGGTCAGACCGAGGAGCTTGTTCTCGCGGTGGAAAGCCGTCAGGACTTCACCAGCCCAGAGCTTGTAGAAGAGTTCCTGCTTGTTTGAGCCACCGTTGTTGGCTCCAGGATGGGTAATGGGATTCACAACCATTGTGATTTTCCTCTATGAAAAAACGTGGGTAAAGCAGAAGGAGCTACAGATCCCTACGCTTCTGCGGTTGCGGTCTGTTCTCAGCCAAGGTTGTCCTTGCGGGCCTTGGGGCAGACACCGCACCAGCCCGTAAGCTAGGTGCGCCAGAGGTTCCTTCTATACCTCTGGACTTGAATACGATTAAATGCGGGGAGCGCGACGCGGCGCGGGATTCAACCGACGCTGCTGCTCTGCCTTGGCTTCGTCCAGGCTCCCCTCAATGCTTTGGCGACCTTTCATGCGCTCGTAGAGTTCATTTAGGCCACCACCTGGGAAAAAGATGGCGCGAAGACCGCGCTTCTTTTTCTTATCGCCCCCAAACTTGGGGTCTCGATACAGTTTTGATGGGACGGCACACATCACCATTTCTCCCGTGCAGCCCAGTAAGCCGCCGACATCTTTCCCTTAGATATGTTCTTGGCGTGCCGCGCACGGAATGATTTGTTTCGAGCGGATCCCTTAGGAGACCCCTTGACGCCTTGCTGACCAAAACGGATCAGCTTGACTTGATCGCCTGACTTAGCCAGGACAGCATGGGACTTGGTCTTGTGACCGGGGGTTCTCTTGGGCTTGTTGTAGCCCGAGAACTTCTCACCGCCGCGCTCGATAGCCATTACTATCTCCTCTTTTTCTTTGCAGTCTTCTTGGACTGACGGAACGCCTCTGCCGTCGGGGCACCCTTAGAACCAGGCTTACGCATCTTCTCGCCGCTACCGGCTGCAATGCGTTTTCTCTTCTGGTTAATATTATGATAGAGTCCCTTTTTCTTAGCGGCCACGACTCTTCTTCTTAGGCATGGCCTTCTTGGTCGTCTTCTTGGAAGCCTTCTTCTTAGGCAGTTCCATCATCGGCATTTTCTTTTTGCTGCCGTAGGCTCGTTGATTTTTTGCTGGCATTATTCACCCTTCAAGTTTTTCTGTGCCGCTAACATCGACACGACTTCATTCTGAATACGACGACGCGGAGGTGCAACGCGCACCCCGAAATAAGCAAGGAGACCCGCAGCCACCGTCTCGATTAGCATCCGCCAGTCGAAACCTGGGGTCACCTGGGACTGAATGGTCTCGACCAAACCCTCCCATTGTTCTTGAGAGATAACTCCCGAAACCAGTAGTTGGTCGGCCACTGCAACCGCTGCTTCTTGCTGTTGTAGATCCAGCATTCCACAGCTAGTCAGGCAGGCCGCGACAACCGCCAAAAGAATCCAACGCATTACAGTAGCTCCTTACTAACGGCCAGACGGTCGGCAACCTGCTTCTGGTAGACCGGGTCCGAATTGTAGCGAGGGTCGCCCATAGCTTGCATAAGCTCATGGTAAGACTGGAAGGCAGACCGGCTGGTCGTGGATGCGTTGCCCTGAATTAGCGACGCTTCCTTGCCGTGAACTTGGTCGTAGCGGCTCTTAATCATCTGGGTCGCCATCTTTGCCGACTCACCGCCCTGACCCAGCATCTCATTCAGAGTGCTAACCTCGCCTTCAGCAAGGTTGCCCCCGGCCCAAGCAGCCATCGTTTCAAACTGCTCCTTGCCCCCTGCAATGCTGTAGACAGCGTCGGCCTCTTGAGTCTGAGCGCCCTGGAACCCGGCGATGTAGACATCTACCATCTCGCGAGTAATGCCCAGCTTTTCCAGCTTGGCATAGCTTTCGTCCCCCAGCTTGCCGCTCTCTTCGTATTCCTTGTGGAACTCGCCGAGTGCATCCGGCTGGCCTTCAGAGGACAGCTTGCCCTCCAGTTCTCCGTAAGCCTTCGCAAGATCCTCGGGAGACTGAAACTTCTCAGGAAGCCACTCGGGTCGCTCAACCTGCGCCTCAGCCTGCTCTTGGGGAGCTTGCTCTGCTTGAGCGACGGCGTCCCTCAGTTCTGAATCAGGGGTAGGAGCCTGATCCGGGACACCGACATCATTGATCTGAACAGAGTGCTGTTCACCCATTACTCGCCTCCATTACTCATCTGGTTTCCCATCTGCCGGATGGCTTCTGGGGTAGCAGTTTGAAGTAGCGCAGCCTGTTGCTGCTGCTGGTTCATCTGCTGGACTTCTTCTTCGGATCGGATCAAGCCACTCGACTGGATCCCAACGGCTGTAGCGCGACGAGTCAGGTAGTCCCCTGTATTGAGATACTGCATGAGAGCCTGGGGTCCGAGCACCTGCCCCGCACCCTGGACAAACGTGTCCAAGCGGATCAGATCGTGCCCACGACCCAGGGCTTCCAAGCCAGTAACAATCGTGGGGGTAGCCACGCCATCGAGCTTCTGGATATCGCCCCGACGCTCCATGTGGTGCAGCATCAAACGAACGATAGGAAGTTGTTCTTCCTGTGCGAGCAAGCTGTAGGTGCCCGCCAAGACATCCTCAAGTTCCTGCGCCAAGAACCGGATCTCCTCGGCGGTGACCCGCTCGCCAGAACGCTGGACAGATTGGTTGAGCAAGAAGCTGAACCCAAGAGATCGAGTTAACTGCTCGATAGCTTGGAACGCGACGCTCATGTCTGCCCCCTTATCCACCCGTAGAGCAGCAATGTCATCCGACATGCCGCTCACGAACGAGCCGTTGTCCGCTCGATTCAGGTGACTGATTTTTGTGGAGGCCGAGGGGTTAACCAAGAAGACGGTGCGTGCCGAAATTGCCGCCGCTTCTACCAAGGCTTTCATCAGCCCCTCAAGGCTGGCAAGGTCACCGAGCAGGCTAGCCACGTATCCATAGCCGTAGCTCTGGCCGCTGATAGTCTCCATACGAAGAGGAATCCACGGCAGGTGCTCGGGCTTGTAGAAGCCTTCGCTGTTCGGAATCATCTCGCCGCCCACTTCTTGGCAGACGCGATACTTATCGTCTTCCAGAACAATCGCGGTGTAGATTTCTACGAACTCAGCATTCGCGTCGATCTGACCAGCCCCTTCCAAGACCTCTTGCGGCAGTGCCCGAGGGCTGATCTGCTCTCGGATAACCATCGCCAAGACGTTCCCCGATGGATCGCGCTTGATGACAAAGTCTTTCAGGTGGTAGACCTTGGCCTGACCTTCTCTGGGGATGTAGAGGACAGCATTGCCCGACACCAGCAGGTGCTTCTTAGCTTCGTGCAAGTAGGGCCGCAACGCCCGTGATTCCATCTCGGCATCCAGAGCTTTCTCAATACCTGCCAGGGCAGCGTCTACTTCGCTGCGGGCCTGACCCTCGCCCAACTGAGCCAAAGCATCGGGACTAAGGCGCAGACGAATAAAACTCTGGTTAGGTGGGAAGAGAGCAAGCAGCAACTTAGACGCTAGGCTGTTAATACCACGCGCACCTAAGCCTTGGTATGGAGTCGGCAGGGTTTGATTAGAGTGGCCCTCTGGCGGAACCAAGGTTGGGAGCGTCAGCTTGGAGACATCCCGCGCTCGTCTCAGGAAAGGCTCTCTTTCTGCTGTCAGATTATGGTAGTAGCCCGCAGCAGTTTGACCGTCGATCATCATTGGGGCACCCCCGGCGTAGCCATGCGAGGAGATACCGGAATCCTAAGACGAGAGAGTGTGTCCTGCCCCCCGCGATCACGCCTAGCCCTAGCTGGCCGAAGAGCCTTAGCTAGAGGCAGGGGTGCCTCGGGTGGAGCCGCCGGTCGTGAAGGCGGGCGGGGGGTCGGTGGGCTACACATACTACCTCTTGCGTTGATTGAGAGACTCTTGCCTCAGATATTGTAGGACCGAGCGACGCCCGATCTCATACCAATACTTTTCCGGCGGCACCCCTGGCTGGGGGATATATTCCGGCAGCTTTTGGCTCAAAGCCTCCAGCAAATTGGGAGGAATAAACGGGAAATCGTCATCTTCCTCCATATGTCCAGCGGTATCCCTACTCATCTAGGTGCGCCCTCAGCTTTTTAAGGATCCGAGTAAACATCGAGGGATCTGGTTGACCTGACCGTTGGCGCAAAAACTGCCATGTGTAGATGGGGCGGCATTCTTTCTCCATAACCTCCATCAATTCCAACACTTCCCGCAACATGGTCCTATCTCTTGACTTACGCGGGGATGGCTTTTTTTCTTTTTCAGTCATTGCACTTAACCCATCCGTTTTCGATGTCCCGGACCACCTCTGCCAAACGGACCCGCAGGTCACCCCTGGTGCCGTTGTTCCTAATCTCGAAAGATAGGCAGTCCTCCAGATCAATGCGGCCTCGACTGTCGTTATCAAACGTAGCTCCGTTGCGACACAAGTTGAGAACGTAAACCTGCACTCCGAAGCGGTCCTGTAGAACCTCGGCTTCCTGCTGGAACCCGGAGTCGGTAATGATGAAGTTCTCAAAGCCTTCATCCTTCTTCTTCTGGATCTGATCTGCGAGCAGCGACCCGAAGATCCCCTCCCCATACAGCGGCTTGCACAGCTTCTCGCTGACAGCAATGTAGACATCCCGAGGAGTCAGCCCAAAAAAGAAGGGGCTAGGCTCGTCCTTACAGGTGTCAAAGGCTTCGCTCAGGGGAACAGTCCCCTCGCCCCGCATCATACGCATGACTGCGTGAGCAGACATCTTCACGGGTTCGGCGAACTTGAGGATGCAGGCGTTGTCCAAAAGGGACATCAGCATCTCCCCGGCGGCGTCTTTACCAGACCGAGGAGGACCGTTAAGCAGAAAGATTCTCATAGGGTTCCCACAGCTTGACTGATTCCGTGTCTTCGTTCCAGTCCGAACAACGGAGAATACGGGCCATACGGGCGTTTAGCAACGCCTCCGACTCAGGTAGCTCGGACTTCTTGTAGGCACCTAAGACAGTCTCCCAGGACGGACCTTCTTTCTCCAGCAGGCGAGCGGCCCGCACCATGCCCATACCGGGGACACCCTTGTAGTTGTCCGTGCTGTCGCCCGCGATAGCCTGGGTGTAGAAGAAGAAGTCTGCTTCTTCCTCGGTCACAGTCACTACACCCTGCTCCTTCTTGTCAGGGTTCCAGTGCATACCGGGAACGCTCTTCAGGTCTTTGTCGATGGTGACAATGATGCTGTCTCTGTGCCGGGTGCCCAAGATGCCCATAACATCGTCAGCCTCCAAGTGGTCCCACCGGATCGCCCCCTGCTCTACGGTCCAGTCACGGAGAGCGTGGAAGATCAGGGGCTTGCGGCTAGTCCGGTTGGCCTTGTATGCGGGAAGAAGATCGTGGCGGAACGTCGGGCCTTTGCAGCTAACGCAGACCGTCACATCTTTGCGGGACACGTTCAGATCCCGAGCAATCTCAGCAATCGCACAGACATAGTGTCCGCGCCCCTCGCGCATGTCCGCCGCGATTGACCAGAGATCGTCTCCCCAATCACAGATGGTCTCCGCGTGCTGCGCCGCTCGATAGATGACGACATCGCCATCTACAAAAACTCTAGGCATGATATTCTCCGTGCTTCAGTGTCTTAACTTGTGCTAGAAGTGATTCTCGGAACGGACCCGGCTCTACACGGCGGGCCTGAAGAATGATCTGTGCTTGGGCTTTCTTGACGTAAAGGTGGGGAATCAGGTCGATCATGCACTTCTCTGCGTTGTTGCCCGAAGCAGACCAGCGCCACAGTGGGCGACATGGGGAACTTATGGGTCGAACGCTTCCACCCCAGCGAACCTGATACTCCTCTAGGATCCACGGGAAGACCGATACGATCTCGACCCGAGGAGTTCCTCCGCTAAACCTAACGCAGCCATCTGCGTCCAGATACCCAGCTAAGTAGGCATCAGTGGGTTTCGGACCAGTTTGCTCCGACCCGCGCTTCCCCTGTGATGGGGCAACGTAGTCCGAGGATGTCCCCGGCTTCTTCGATTGACTGCACTGCGAGCTTTGCGGTGTCATCAGCGATCTCCTCTCTGGTCTCCGTCTGCCATTCGTCGTGAACGTGGGCGACCAGACACCAATCGTCTGGCATCTTGTAACCCGTGCCTTCCATTAGTTGTCGGAAGCGAACAGTAGCGGCCTTAGTAGCGATAGATCCCGCACTCTGGATGAGAGCATTGAGGGCACTGTGAGCGGATCGGATAATAATGGCCCGACCGTCCAGCCCCTCCAGTCTCTTACTCTTTGCGGCTTTAGTGCGAACTGCCTGAGACAACCGAGCCAACGCCGGGGTCTTGGTCATAAACCGACGGCGTAACTGCTTGCCTAACTTACGCAGCTTTGAGTCATCACGCTCATCAGGATTAGCAATGGACCCCAGCTTGCCATCACCCGCGCCATACAAAAACGCATAGACGAAGACCTTGGCTTGGTCTCGCGTAGATAGCCCTGCGGTCTCCTGGTTGCGCGTATGGATGTCCCCCTCCAGTATAATCTTGGCATACTCCCCGCCGTCCCATCGGCTCATGTAATGAGCTAATAGGCGCAATTCCAAACCTGAAACATCGCAGCCCACAAGACGGCGTCCTTTAGGAACATGGAAGAAACCACGGCATTCTTTCCCATAAGGAGCGCGAACTCCCGGTATCTGTCCCATATTTGGTCCACTATGCGTGAACCGATATGTAATGGTTCCCATAGTGTTGCACCGACCGTGCATCCTACCGTCGTCCCCCACTAGCTTTAGCCAAGCAGAGCGGCCCTCTGCAATCTGACCAAGCCGCTTAGTAATCATTGAATACTCGACCAACGGCTTGGCCTCGTCAAACTGCTTGCCTACCTCCTCCAAGATAGGCTCGTCCATCTTTGGCTGACCCTTGTCAGTAAACTCCTTGGCCTCCCAGCCCATCTGCTCTAGGCGCTCGATGATCTGTTTCTCAGAGTTCGGGTTAAACGGCTGCGCCTTTTCCCACTTGAACCGGATGCCCAGCCCCTCCAGTTGCCCCCGAACATCCGGGAACATCCAGTCCATCTCCTGATAGCCGTCTTGCTCCAGCATCCGCACCATGCGAGCCTTCTGGTTCCCGTAAGGACCGATTAACTTCTCAGGCTTGGGTGGGAACGCTTTCTGTAGTTGCCCCAGCAACTCGTCCCGGCGCTGCCCCAGGGAGGCCGTCAACTTCTGCGCCCCCTCTACATCGAACAAGAACCCGTGGCGCTCCTGCTGACAGATGATCTCTTGGAGATGTAGCTCCATCTCCGCAGCCCTGTCGCTCAAGCCACAAGCCACCAAGTGAGCCGTCAGCTTTTTGGTCACCTCCACATCTTGGCGGCAATAGACATCCATCTCCTCGCTCCAGGCTTCCCACGCGCCCTTCTGGTCGCCGTAGTCGCCCTTGAGTTCCCCGATCCGCAAGCCCCACGCTTTGAGGCTGTGGCTTCCATACAGGTTGCGCGGCAGACCGTTCGGAGACCGCGTGAAGTCCACCTGCTGCATGTGTGGATACGCCAGCCGAGCCAAGACCAACGTGTCGATCACATGGCCGCTGGGCTTCCAGTCAGGGTAGAGCTTCTGAATCGCCGGGATATCATAACCAATGATGTTGTGTCCGATAATGACATCAGCATTGGCAAGGTCATCTAGTGCTTTGTGTATCTCTTCTGGTTCCGGCCCCGTGGTGTAAGCCACAGAATCAGGACTAGACATGCCAACGGTATGAATCTTAGATACCTCATCAAGCAACCCGTCCGTCTCAAGGTCGAAGTAGATGGTGCTAGAATGGACAATCAGCTTCTTCAGATTCATCAGATACCTCGTTCATCAAGCCAGAATCGACATCGTATTGCAGTTTGCAAGCCAGACCAGTGCGACCACTAAACCTGTTCTTGAGAACTACAACTTCGCTAGTATGAGGATCGTCTCCCTGCTGGTCCCGCTGGATAGCGATGACCGCGTCAGACAGTTGGCTGATAGCCTTGGATCCCCTTAGTTGGTTTAGTTTCGGGCGACCGCCCTCTTCGTGACTCTTCTCGCCCTGCGTGGGACTGCGGAGGTGGCTGATAAGCACCATGCCCACCCCGGTCTGCTCGCAGATCGAGCGGAGTTCCGTCATCACGTTGTCGATGAGACGGCGCTCGTCTCCGTCGCCCCAGCCAGAGACAAGGATGCTCAGGTGATCGACGAACACAAAGTCCACGCCCTCGGCCACCCGCATATACTTCACGCGCTGCGTCAAACCCTCGGCATCCATCGAGCCAAAGTGGTTGAAGATGACCACCTGCCCGTCGAACACATCGTTCCAGGTAGACTCCAGCATCTCGTCTGTCACGCCTCGGCGGTGCAGGTGCAAAGGCACCCCAAGTTCCGCGCTGACCAGACGCTCCGCTGTTCGCGCAAGACTCTCCTCTAGGCTAATGTATCCAATGCGAACGCCACGCTTCACCAGACTGTGCGCGATCAAGCCAGCTACGCTAGACTTGCCAACGCCCGTCCCCGCCGTCAGCGTCACCAACTCCTTGCGGCGCAGCCCGTGCAGGATGTCCGTCAGTCCTTTCCAGGGGTAGTCCACGCCAGGGTCAGGCTTCTTCAGTAGAGCCTCTAGGATTTCCTCGCTGCCCACGATGCCGTCGGGGCGCTTGGGGCTAGCAGCCCAATACAAATCCTGGAGTTCTTTGCTGTAGCCCTGCTGGACCGCATCACAGATGTCGTTGCAGCCAGACGGAAGCTGCATCACCTTGACCTTTCCGGGGGTCAGTAGGTTGCAGACATCATCCACCGCATCTCGGCCAGCATCGTCGTTGTCAAAGCACAGGATCACTTCTTCAAACGACTCGACAAAGTCTAGGCACTTTGCAATCGCCTTACGAGCGGCGGGCGCTCCGTTAGGCACGGACACTGCGGGCCAGCGGTTTCCCTGGCTGGGCAAGCTCTGCCACGCCAGAAGGTCCGTCTCCCCCTCGGTAATCAGTAGGCGCTTCCCCCCGCTGTTAAAGCGGTGCATGGGCCACAAGCGCATCTGCTTCGCGTCGCCCAAGATGGTGAACCTCTTGTCAGCCGTCTTCACCTTCTGAGCAACAACCTCCCCCCGGTCATTGCAGTATTCAGCGACCTGAACCTGCTGGCCGTTCCAAGTGGCAGAGCCGTAGCCGTTGCTTCGAGCTACGTCTACGCTGATCTTCCTCTTCGGGATCGCACTGTAGCAAACCTTCAGCAATCCTGCTGCGGTCTTCCTCTCAGGCAGAGCCTCTACAGGTTCACCAGACTCAGGGAAGTGCGTGTTGCAGCTAAAGCAGAAAGCGTGGCCGTCGTCGTAGACCGCGCAGGCGTCACTGCTATCACACTTGGGACACGGATCATGGCGGATCAGTTGTGACTCAGTCATGCAGAGGCTCGATAAAAACTTGGATTTCCCCAGGCTCCCCCGGCGAACTCCATGACTTAGTTGCTTCAAGTTCGACTACTTGCGTGTCATCAGTATACGCCCAACCAGAAAGCAGGTCGAGCACACTTTTCGCATAGTTGTCTACGTCAGGCTTCGGGTGCAATAGCTTAGTTTGCTTGGGACGGCGCACCCGCATAGCCATCCTTACAAGCAACGGACCTTCCAGCTTACGATGCAGCCCAGCATCAAAGAGACATCCGGGCAGCACAGTTGCGGCTTCCTTTTTGAACTTGTTATAGATTCGCGGATAATACATCCGCCCCGTTCTGGTCATCCGTGGTCGAGGACACGGAACCGGGTTTATAGGAAGCCGCAACTCGATCATTAGAAGTCAGAGCCGCCTGTTGATTCGTCCTTAAAGCCGTTAGACTCTCCGGTGAATCCAAACGAGTCAGCCGTAGCTCCTACGCCACCTTCCACTAACTTGTGGAGTTGCACGCCCTCCAGCCACAAGGTCATGCCCATCTTGCTGGGGTTGCGCCACAGGCGGCACCGGCCCGCGATCTTGACCTGAGAACCCAAGCCGATGTTCGGCATCTCCTCCGGGCGAATAAGCTGGTTGCTGGTGTCAAAGACCTTGGGCCGCTGGTCGAAGTAAGTGCCGTCGCGCTTCTTCACGCGGGCCTTCATCTTGAAGCGGAAACCCATGCGGCCCGTAGGCTCGTCGTCATCGTCCGTTTCCTCAAACCACGGAAGCAGATCCGGGTCGATCTTCAGGCTCTTCTTGCCTGAGTCCTTGAGTTCACTTTGGTAGAACTCCGTCCAGATGCCCTCAAGGTGCTGCTTGAAAGCCTGGGCATCGTCGCCCTCTAGGAAGAGGCGAGCCTTGTAGTCGCCCAAGTCGTTGGGATCCGTGTCGTCCGCGAACTTGCTATCAGGCGCGTGGATGGCAGAAGGAAACCCGAGAACCCCCAATGGGGACGTAAAGCGCGGTTGGCTTTGCATATCAGCTAAAGAAATAAGGAGACTTAAGAACCAAAGAAACATCCAGATCCCCGTAACTAGGGATATTTGGAATAGCAATATCGGTTGGCAGTTGCGCCTGTAACTCTTTTATGAGGTTATCTAAAACATCATTAGAAAACAACTCATAAAAAGACTGACGAGTAGCTTCAGCCAATGCAGGACTATCTGCGGCTATAGAAGCAAATGAATCGTGGTTACAGGCGACATGCCTGACACCTAGTTGCTGCGCTAGCACCATGGTTCTCATCATGGCAGCAGCGTCTAAGCTATGGATAAAGTTGGGAGCAAAGGCCGACCGCATCTTACGTCGATCTACTTTACCAGTTGCAGCCCGTAGGCCAACCTGACGAAACTTCTCACCGATGCGTGTTCTAACGCAGTAGTGATTGTGGTCGCTATACCACTGCTTAATTGGCATACCGAGCGGGTTAGTCCACGTAATCGGTAGCCCTTTGTCGGCAAAGCAAGTAGCAGCCTCACTAAACCAATCCTGTCCCCGAGTAGTCGAAGAGACAACGGTCTCCATGGCGTCCCAAAGCAACTCCGTCAGGAACCAGTAAGGCTTTTCATCATCGTTTTCGCGTCGAGGATGAGGCTTACCGGAGGCATTAGTTTTATCTTCAGCCCACTCTTGGATATATTTGCTAGAGCTATGTCGCGTCGCGTTGTAAACCCGAGTCATTACAGGGCGCTTGCAGCACTTCCTGTCGATTCCAAAATCGAGCCACGCCTTGGCTAGTCTTTGGTTGGGGCCAGGACTCTGGGCAACTGAGAAAAGACGCTTCTCTAGTTCAGACGCGACCAGCCCGTAGAGATCCTGCGGCACATCCGAGGGGGTCACATTCGTGGCTTGCGCTGCGGCGGTATCGCGCAGCAACAAGGAGTAAATCTGGATGCCCGACTGCGTAGCATCCTGCTGAATTGGAAGAGTTGAGGGATGTAGGGGGTTGTCTAGGATGGCAACGTGGTCGATAGCCCAGGCCAAGAACTGCCATGGAGAACCTGCGGCCTCCCAATCTCGGCAGTCCAGTGGATCCTCAGCAATCTTCCGTAACCAAGACTCCTGATCTTTGACCCAAGCTACCCGATCATCGAACGTCATCTTGTCCAGGCCAAACATGTTGGCTCCGTGGACTGCATGAGCACGTTTGGCAGATACCGATTCCACCGGGGCACCCGAGGCAAACGTCAGAAGAGACTTGACGTAGTCCGACCCCTGCGGACTCAGGTAGTAGGTGACGGGATAAGCACGGCCTCTCCAGTCAACCTGATGGCAGAACCAGAACTTTCGATCCAAGAACTGCTTGCAGATCCAGTGAAGGCGACTAGCAGCCAGCCTCTCAGATCCCCGTCGGTGGTTGGAGTCGTGGACAGCCCGCGCCTGTTTGCGCCATTCTTGACGGGCCTCTTTGTCGGTGTCGATGTTGGCAGGACGAGGCGGAATCGGAAGATCCTCGCGGATCGGAAGACCCGTAGCAGGCAAAGACTCCGTCCAGAGGTAGTCAAACATCTCCCAGATAGGAGTGTTGATCTTCCAGGGCGTCCTTTGGAGCATGTTGATCGACGTGTAAACGTCGGGCATGTCCGCATCCGTCAGGCTCTTGAGGTAGTCCCGGTCGGATGTCTTGACCAGAGCCGTCGAGTAGACGTTGAGGGTGTGGAATCCACCCGACAGGGGGTCGATCCAGTCCAGAGGCTCCTCAACAAAGGGCATGTAGAGAGGCATCCGCCCCGCAGACAGGTCGTTCAGCGCCTCGATGTAGTCCAGAGAGGCCGGTCGGATCCGTAGCTCCTTCTTCTTTTTGTTGTTGACCGTGAATACCTCGATCAAATCGAAGTTCTCTGCGATCAACTCCAGCAGAACGACACCCGCAGAAACCCTTGTGTCCTCGGACCATGCAGGAATCTCCAGACCATGGATACTCATGGCCCGTAGAATGTGCCTGCGGCGACTGTCGTAGCCCGAGAAGTCCCCAGATCGGTTCAGAGCAGCCCGGAAGAAATGAGGGTGTTGCTTCTGGAAGCTGATGTAGCGGACCTCGTCCTCCAGCCGCCTCCCGATCATCGCAGCAGTCTTGGTGTAGCCCCTGTGCTTGCTCAGAGCGTCTAGGATCGTCTGTAGGGCCAGAACAGACACCACCCTATGCTCCAGCCCTTGGATAGCCATTAGAGCCTTGTGGCGCCTCCCAGGGCTTCTCATGGCATCCTCGGTCCACTCCTTGATCTTTTCAGCCAAGGTGTTGGTCAGATGCTTGATGATCTTCTTGCTGCCTGGGGTCTGGGACTCGATGCCCCGCTCTCGATACTTGTGGTTCTTCCGAAGTTCTCGTTGACGACCTTGGTCGGCCATCTGTTGTTCATGCGACGCTTGATCCATCAGAACCTCCAAGTCTTGCGGTCAGCCTCGTCAATAATCCGGGTGACCTCTTCCCGAGACTTGGAGGTCTCACGCCAGGGAGTCCCCTTGGGCAGAACAGTTCCGTAGTTAGCTCGACGCTGCTCCCCTCGACGCTCCTGCTTCCGCTTGGTCCCGTTCTCCACCAGCATCTTGTGGATACATTCGGGGTCTCCGCAGGTCTTGCGCTTCTGCTGCTTGCCCCTGGGACAGCGGTAGACCTTGGCTCGTCGCCCGCACCCAGCAACACACTTGGCTTGCTTCTCAGAGTATAGACGATTCCCAATCAGCTTCCGGGGAACAAAGTCCGATGGTAACGGGTCTTGGAGATACTTGGTGTCCAAGCCCTCCAAAGGATCGTCTTCATCAAAGAGACCTCCTTCGACCATGCTGGGATCTTGCGGAGCACCGGATTCAGAGTCAAGTCTATTCCGCTGGACATATGGAAGTATCTCTGTCATCCGGTCAAGCCGTAGTCAGGGATCTCTGCCCCCTGGCCGACGGGACCGGAAGATTCTTCTGGGAGATGTCTCTCCCGGAAGTGCCCCTCCTTAAGTAACCCTAGGTATCCAGAGGTAACCTATAGGGGGGGAGAAGAATATAATCATATACCTAACCTATAGGAATCCAGAGGTATCTTATGGTAATCAAGGTCAGCCCCACAGGACTAGACTTAGATGAGTTGTCGAGTCTGAATCTGTCGGACACCCCGTCCAGCTACGGGACCACAGGGCAAGTCCTAGCCGTCAATGCAGGGGCAGACGGTTTGACCTTCCAGACAGTCTCCGGGGGAGGCACTACAGCCTTCACGGACCTGACGGATTCCCCGGCTTCCCTAGGAACCGCTGGTCAATACGTGGCCATGAACGCTGGAGCTACTGCTCTAGAGTTTATCAGCCCACCGTCGATCCCATCGGTCAAGAACAACTTCGTTCAGCTTGATGATACCCCGGCTAACTTTACAGGCTCCGCTGGTTACGCCGTCCGGGTCAACGCAGCAGCGTCAGGACTAGAGTTCGTGCCTGCTAGTAGTCTCCCTCAGACCTTTATCGGTCTGTCGGACACCCCCGACACTACTACCGGAGCAGACGGCAAGTTCGTAAAGTATAGCGCAGACACCGGAGAGTTGGTCTTTGATGATGTCAATGCCTCCGTCACCCCTGGACTGATCTCATTCCACGACCTGGGCAAGACTCCTAGCCAGAATGCAGCCAACAATGGCAAGTATCTCAGGCAGAAGTCAGACAACAGCTTCGACCTAGAGTGGGTTTCAGTCGGTGGTGGGTCTTCTGATGTCCTGAACCTGTCGGATACCCCCACAACCTACGGGAACCCAGGTCAATACTTGGAGATCAACGGGGAATCTAATGGGTTCTCCTACAAGACTCCCGGACCTAACCCGCCGATCATCATGGAAGTCACCCACCATGAGACTACGGTGACCTCGGGAGCTAACAAATACAGCTTTAGGATGCCGTATGCAGCCGAACTGACTGCTGTAAGAGCCTCAGTTAACTCTGCTCCTACCGGAGCGGGCTTGGTTGTAGACATCAACGCAGGAGGAACGTCGGTTCTTGGGAGCAACAAGCTCACCATCAACAGTGGAGAGACCACCTCCACCACCAGTGACGTAGCTGTGACGATCAATACGAAGAACCTGACCGATGACCAGTTGATTTCTGTGGATGTCGATTCGGTCTCAGGGACTCCTGCGGGTCTTAAGGTGACTTTGGTGTTCTAGAGGTTTCGGCGCAAAAATCTGAAGCCCTGATAAATACGTGGGTTGCCAATCCGCCCCCCGTGGGGGGGTCGCCCGCGCCCCTGCGTATAACGAGAACCAACTTTTGTAAGACGCGCACGCGCAGGGGTTTATACCGCGCACGCGCACGCGCAGGTTATTTCCCCCGCGAGGAAATCCCTGGGCTGAAATCGGGTCGAAAACGGTCGTAAATGCTTGCATTTGCTTGCTTTGCGGCCTGTTCGCGCGCGCGTCTTACGGGAACCCTCGGGATCCCTTGCAGGGGTGCTCTAATACCCGCGCGAACTACGGGCGCACACGCGTTCACGCGTGGATTAGGGACAACCTCGGATCCGGCGGGACCGGATGTGACCTCGGGTGCTCTAATACCCGCGCGTAGCTCGCGCGTGCGGACACACGCGTTCACGCGGGATGGGGTCAACTCCAGTCGAAACCTCCAGGATCCCCACGATATCCCGCGTGAACGCGTGCGCACACGGGATCGCGCGTGGTTCAAGGAACATCCTGGGGGCGTGCCCGCACCCGTGAGCGATATCCCGCGCGAACGCAGGCGGCACGCGATCGCGCGTGGATCACAGCCTCGAAGCCCTGGGAGGCCGCATCGGGAAACTTTGAGAAAAGTTGAGCGGCTAACCCTCGATAACACCGGGGCTTGTGACGATCTCCAAAACTTTCTCAAAGGTCCATTGTTGACGTGGTCGATCCATTCGCTAGGCTGGGTGAACCGGCGTTGGCGACAGCGGCGGACCCGCCGCGAGGCGTGGCCGGATGCGAGCGACGCATCCGGCGATCTTTGACAACTTGGGTGACAGCACAGCGCGACCCGCTTACGTCGCGCAGAGCAACCGACGGACGACCGTGGTGATACACGGGTCGCCGTTCCCGGCCTCACAAGGCCCAACGTCCTGCATGCAGGGAGCGACGGGAGCGGCGGCGGCTAAGGCGTCGGAGGGTGCGAGATTGCGAGCACAGACGACCCGCTTCGTCTGCCCTTTGTTCGCCGTCTCAAATCGGTTTCGACTACCGATCCGCCGCTCGGCACGTCCGGTCACGTCGTGAGACGTTACCTACCGAGCAGGATAGGCTTCCTACCTAGCGGGCTACCAATTCGCACGGCTATGTTACCTACGTAGAAAGCCACGGCTGTCTATGCCAGTTACCGACCATGGGGCTTACGGGACGCCCCTTACCAATCCCCGCCCATTCTTCTGTTTACCTACTTACCTACTAGGAGTTACCGATGTCTGATACTTACCACGACGAACGCGACGAAATCGCTCTCTACGCTCTCTACCTGGAAACCTTCAAACGCTAGGAGTCTACCGTGCAAACCTGGAACCAAATCCTAGGGCGTATGCCCGTTGGCCGTCTGCTCAAAGACGGCGCTTACCGAGTCCAATCCCACGACGACCGAGGGATTACCATCGAGCGGACCGCGTCGGGTAAGACCGTGCGGATTACCCGCAAGAAGGTCGAAACCGTGGATGCCCGCCTCGATGCTGGGGAGCGTCTTCCTAAGCAATCCAACGCCGGGATCTCCTACACCATCGCTGTGGAGTTCCTGGTCGTGACCTGTATCGGTCCGAGCAACATCCGCCTCGAAGGCCGGGAGTGGGTCCGATGACGCTACGCTACTCCCACGACGACCGGTGCGCCTACTGTGGGCACATCGGCACCCCTGAAGAACCCCTTTACGACGCCGACGGCGTCACCCTTTGTGAACCGTGCTACGTAGCACAAGACTGACGGAGCTTTTTGACCATGGCATCTATCGAGCACAACCCTAACGGGTTTCGCATCAACTTCGCAAACGGCTTCATGCTGTCCATCGGCTACGGCGAACCGCACCAATGCGAGAACCGTATGAGGACCGGGGACAACCCCATGTCCCGAGATTTCGAGTTTCAGGTCCGCCGCGATGGGCAGGGCGTCCCGCTTTGCGTGTCGGATCCCGACGACGAGTTTCGCTTTGACGAGACCGTCCGGGGATATGTGCCCGTCGAACATCTCGACTGGCTCATCAAACACGTCCGAGAACTATACCCGCAGGGATACCAGCGCACCGGAACCGTCTTTGGTGAGCGCCTGCCCAATCGACTGACCTAGGAGACTACCATGTATCGAATCGTCGGAGAACACCAGGAAAACGGCAACCAACGCCCGATGGCGCACTCTGCCGACCTGTCCCGCCTTATGGCTCGCATCCGCCGTGACGCTGACCTGTGGCGGCGTCTCGGCTGGGGAGATTTCGTCCTCGAAGACCGCAGCCTGTCCGTCGGCTACACGCCGACACTACGTGAGCACCTTCGCTCGATGGCTCGACTTGGAGCTATCAACTACCGCACCTTCCGTTTTTTCCGTTCCCTCTGTAACTAGGAGACCCAGCTATGAAGATTCGCATCGCTTACGAGATCAACGTCCCTGAGGACGCCGCCGATCTGTCCCCCATTCTCGACGCTGCTAACGAGGCGCTTGATTCCGTCGTTTACAATGTCGAGAACATTATAGACGAGCCAGTTGATTACGACGAAGACAACGCCGCAAGCGTGGAATACGTCAAATAGCCGCCGGGGCTTACGGGACGCCCCTTATCAATCCCCGCCCATTCTTTCCGTTCCTTTGATACCTAGGAGAAACCTGTGACTGATTACCTTACGATTCCGGCGGACGGTTCCCGCTATCTGTGCGACGTTGCTATTGATACCGAAGCGTGGCTTGCTGCCGTGCTCGGGGATCCTGTGGATGACACGGTCAACTGTAACGGCGTGGAGCTGTGGCCTGACGGCGTGCCCGATTGGGATCACGACGACGCTATCCTCTACGCTGTGCGGTTGCATACAGAGAAGCCCGGATACGCTAGTTACGAGCGCGTCTTCCGTGACAACGTCTACAACCGAGAGCAAGACTTCGGAGCTATCTTTACCTTCTCCGTCTACTCTACGAGTGACGACTGGTATTACGACGACGATGCTTACGTCGCCGTCTGCCTCCACAAAGGCGGGGATGCTCGCGGTAACTACGGCAGGCCGACGCTTTACAAGGCAGACAACCTAGCCGAAAGCGGCTTTCTTGATTGGATGGTCGGCTGGTATGTCACCGACGCAAACGAAGAGCCGCACCGGATCAATGACAAGGTCTGCCACGCTTACGACAGCAACCCGACCTGCCTGCTCGAAAGCATGTTGGACGGTGTCCCGACAGATTCCGAGGGTGCCCCTGGTATCTGGAAGGACGGCTCTTACCACGCAACTATCGACGGGTTGCCCGTCATCTGTCACCCTTACGTCAACGTCCAGAACTAACCCCTAACAACTAGGAGACCTAACCATGTATAAGAAGAGACGACCAAGCTACGATAAGGCGGTGGAGATGTTCGCCTTGAACATTGCCGACGCCAACCACGAGCACAACCTGCACGACATGACGGCGGGCCTGATCGCCTGGACCTGGAACTGCACCATCGAAAAGGTGGCGAACGATGCCGCAAAGGTTCGTTTGGAGTGCAATTACCCTGTCGAGAACTGGCCGAGCGCGGAGGGCGACGAATGAGCGCCCCCGCTGATACGTTCACGTTCGACGTGGTCACCAGCTACACCGTCACCCGCGACGATGTCGAGTGCATTGTTGAGGACGCGCTAGCGTTCGGCGGGGTGTCTGTTGGCGGGTGGTTCCAGGTCTTCGACCTGCCCAAGCGTGACGGGTGGAAGGTGGTCACCTGGGAATGCCCGAACGGCTACGGCTGGGTCGGGACGCCCCTCGTCCACTACATCAACCACGCCGACATCGTCGCCGCGATCCCGAAAGCCGCCGCCAAACTCTACGGAGGGGTGCCCGTCGCGGACATCATCAACTGCGGACAGCATCACGACAGCGTCAGCGATGACGCCGTGCTCCAGATGGCTACGCTTGGGGACATCGTCTTCGGCTAGCTCCAGTTTTTTCCCTTCACTTCTTGACACCTTCCGTCCGAGGTGTAACTTCGCACCTCGGAAACTTCCTCCACAACTAGGAGACCTAACGATGACTGCTTACGGAACCGACAAAGAACTCGACGCCCGCGCTGCCCGCATGATCGCCAACGAAGTCCTGGCTTGCCAGTCTGCCTTGGTGGAGATGCTGATCGATACGAGCTATCTCGACTGGGATAGCATCGCCAACCTGACCAAGCCTACCTGCCCCGAGTGCGGAACGGACGATGTCGAACTCGACTGCACCGCCGAAAAGGAGCACGACTACGAGTGCAACGACTGGGGCCATACCTTCGACATGTGCGACGCCGAGCATGAGCCTCGGGAGGTGCTGGAGTGGTGGCTGGTTACGCCCCGGCTGGCTTCGGACCTCGAATCCGAGGGCGAGACTATCGCCACCGACGACGCCAACCACTGGTGGGGGCGCTGCACCTCCGGCCAAGCCATCCTGCTGGATGGCATCATTCAACGAATCGTTCAAGACTAGGAGACCTAACTATGAAGATCCAAAAAGAGAAACTGATCGGCACCCTTGACGGGTGGGCCGAACTTCTACGCACCCTGAGCTTCGACCTACGGAGCGCAAAGCTGGAGCTACCCGACGGACGCTCGGGTGAGGAAACCACCGACGAGGAGGACGAGGTGCTTTATAACCTGGCCTACAAGGCCCGCGATGCCATGGACCAGTTGCGGGACTTGGTAGATATGCTTCAACACGACGCACGGGGAGTGCTCTAACTATGGCTAAGAAAGAACTAGACGTAGAGGTATCCGACCTCATCTTTTCCGCCGCCCACTATGGCGACTGGACAGCCGACGATTTCGAGCGGCACCTGCGCGATGTCGCTTGCGAGTGTGGCGTGACGCTCCAGGAGGCGTGGGATGAAGTGCATGAGCAGGACAGGCTCGCTAACGAATACGTCGATGAGGCACACGCCGAGCGTCAGCAGCTAGGGCTGACCAGTCTGTAACCAAGGAGAACAACCCGTGACATTCAAACCTCTAAACCACAAGGACTACGACAAGCTCTTTGCTCAGGCTGTGTCCCTTACCGATGCCATGATACAGCAGAGAGCGGAGGACTGCTTCCGCCACGGAGTATCTACTGAACTACTGGAGGGGCAGGGCATTGTGCCCGTAATCTCTAGCCAACAACACTACGACGAGTCTAGTTTCTGGCAGACTTACCTACAGAAACGACTGGATGGCATGACCCATGAGGAAATCCGACAAGCTAACGAGGCATATAACCGTGCATAACGAACCCCCTCTTATCAAAGGCGGCCAAGGCCGCAGTTCCGCCGATGTCACCAGTGCTGCCGGGTTTCTGTCAGTGCTTGCGGGTGTCTGTATTTTCTGGGTGTTGGTTTGGAGGCTGTGTGCATGAGCACCATCGATCAAATCTGTGACCTTGGGCTAGAGCACTACAAAGATACCCGCAGCGCCGAGGCTGCTCGCTCTCTGCTCAAGCATATCCGCAAGCTCAAGTCCCTGGATATCCGGGACATCTCCCTGTGGCGGGACAAGCTATCCGACCGCTACACACCGAACACCGTCCGTCGGACAATGGGTATCCTGCGGGCCATGCTTGCTAAGGCGGTAGATTATGGCATCATCGACACCGCCCCCAAGCTGAAGCTACCCAGCGCCCCGGTAGGTAGGGTGGGGTATATCACCGAGGAGCAGGAGGTAGCCTTGTTAGATGCTATCATAAAGCAACGATCACGCGAGGCTTTGGATATCGTCGCCTTTCTGATAGATACCGGGCTGCGTATTGGCGAAGCCTTAGGGTGGGGTGGTAAGATCGTGGAGTCCCCAAAGGGTCCGATGATTACCATCGAGAAAACTAAGACCGACCGAGCCAGGACCGTCCCGCTTACTGACCGGGCTGCGGAGATCGCTGGGCGCTACCGCCGTGGCTTCCGCATGAAATACGCTAGGTTCTACAAGATCTGGCAGGCTGCTCGGGTGAAGCTAGGCCAGGAGAAGAACAAGGATTGGGTGCCGCACCTGCTGCGCCATACCTTCGCCTCTCGACTAGCCCAGCGGGGCGCTCCGATTGCCGTCATCTCTCAACTGCTGGGGCACCAGAACCTAGAGCAGACCATGGTCTACTCGCACCTGTCCCTCGACTGCCTCCAGCAGTCTATCGACCTCATCCGGGGCAGCGGTGACGAGGGCGGAAAGTAACGTCCGCAAGTATGCCTCTTATCTAAGGGGCAAACTGCCGCCGTTGCTACCTGTCCGGGTCTATTTCAGGGACCGCATGGACGACGAGGGTCTATGCGTCTGTAACTATACGGGCGACAGACCTACGTCCTTCTCCATATTCATACGCCGACAGGGTTTTCGAGCTATGCTGGATATCCTGATGCACGAATGGGCGCACGCTCTGGCTTGGTCTCACGACGAGTGTGCGGAGGACCATGATGCGGCCTGGGGTATTGCCCATGCCCGCGTGTATCGCTATGTTATAGAGGGCTATGAGTGATGGGCAGAAATGGCGCAAACTGTCGGATCGTCTAGGCTTACAGGACAAAGATGTCGTTAGTCTGGGGGATTTACTAGAGGCAGTCGAGACCGCACTCGATAAAAAGCCCGAGTTGACGCAGACCATGCGGGGGATGGCGTGCGTTATATTGGAGACTGACGACTTGTTTATTTTCTGCGAGTCAGCCATGCTGTTAGCTAGGGAAATCTGGGGAGATGATGCCCATATCCACGGGGGACATGACGATGAACAAATGGACTAAGCACTTCCTGCGTATCGCTGCGGAAGCAGGGTCTATGTCAAAGGATCCCACCACCCAGGTCGGGGCGGTGCTGGTGGTGGATAGACGGGTGGTAGGCACCGGGTTCAACGGGTTCCCTAGTCTCATCAGGGACACCCAGCGGCGCTTACAAGACAGGGAGACTAAGCTAAAGATGATTGTCCACGCAGAGATGAACGCTCTGTTGGACGCAGGGCGGGAAGCTCGGGGATCTACCCTCTACCTGCATGGGTTCCAGGCTAGCCCGTGCCTCGATTGCACAAAGCACCTGATCCAAGCAGGGGTGCGGTCGATTGTGGCCTATGGCCCGCCACTACCAGAGCGTTGGGTCAAGGAGACAGACGAGTCCCGCGATCTGCTGCATGAGGCGGACATCGACTTGACAGTATACTCTGCTACGCATAGTATTCTAGCTCTCTGAGCTAGACTATGCTGGTGATGCCGAGTAACAACACAGGGATCCTGGTCGGCTACCTTGTCGGGCAGTATCCGGGGAAGATGGGCCACCTCTTCAGCCCCGAGGGGCTGCGTAAGACGCACGACTGGATGCCCTTCGCACTGGACAACGGCAAGTTCGCCTGCTGGAGCAGGGGCAAAGAGTGGGACGAGCAGGGCTATCGGGACATGCTGGCTGAGGTAGCCCAGCGAGATCAGCAGCCCATGTGGGCGCTGGTTCCTGACGCAGTGGCTAACCCGGAAGAGACCCGCAGGCTATGGGGCGTTTGGTTCCCTGTCATCAAGAGCTACGGATGGGATGTGGCCTTTGCTGTGCAGGATGGGATGACCAAGGACGATGTCCCCGAGGAGGCAGATGTCATCTTCATCGGTGGCTCCACCAAGTGGAAGTGGGGATCCATGCACCGCTGGTGCCAGGAGTTCCCCCGCGTCCACGTAGGTCGCGTTAATAGCCCCGCGAAACTGTGGGACTGTGATGAGTCTGGGGCGGAATCCTGCGACGGCACCGGGTGGTTCCGGGGCAACAAGAAGCAGACCCAGGGTCTCATTGACTACCTGCATGGTAGCTTTCACGGTGAGCCACGGCCTGGAGGGGCTACGTTATGGACCTAGTTCTTCTTAGTGGGGGGCATGACTCCGCTAACCTCATCCGCACGGCTAAGAAAGACGAGCAAGACTGCTGCGCTCTCTTCGTAGACTACGGTCAGCCCGCCGCCGCGAGGGAACTGGTGGCGGCTGTCAAGATCACGGACTACTTTGGGGTTCCTCTGATCCGGCGAACCATGCCTACCCCGGCTACCTCGGGGGTCGAGTGGCTAGGTCGGAACCTTGCCCTGATTGGTGTCGCCATGCCCGTAGCCTTGGAGCACAAGTGCAAGCGGATCCTGATCGGATGCACGGACCAGGATTACGAAAGGTTCCCGGACTGTCGTCAGGATTTCATCAACTCCCTCAATGCTGCCGCTGAGATCGGATACAACGTGCAGGTTGTAGCTCCACTAACTGTGCGGCCTAGTTATATCGTCAAGGGAACGTGGTCCTGCTACGGCCCTGGCCCCCGCCCCTGCGGGGAATGCCCTAGCTGCAAGCAAGAGTAGAATGTTCATCCACGAAACCTTTACTTCCTTCCAAGGGACCGGGCACCTGTCCGGTGTCCGTCAGTTCTTCGTCCGGTTTGCTGGGTGCAGCGTCAAGTGCCCCATCCGTTCAGAGTGTGATGAGCCGAACGCTCTGACTCGCAGGGCGGCTCTGAAGGTGGATCCCGAGGAGATCATTCAGCAAGCCAAGCAAGCCGTAGGGCCACGGGGTTGGCTTCATGTCACCGGAGGGGAGCCTACTGACCAGCCTGAGGCACTCCAACTCCTGGTAATGAAGGCCCGTAGTGAGGGACTCTACGTCCATGTGCAAACCTCGGGTGTCCGCAGGGTTCCGGTGCAATGGGACTGGCTAACCGTCAGCCCCAAGGTGACCGAACCCCAACAGAGATTCGGCCAAGAGATAATCGTCATCGACGACGGCACCGTAGAGACAGCTTGGTTGGACGAGCTTAAAGCCACGACCAACTACTGGTGCTACTACCTGTGTCCGTTGTGGGGCCGTGATGCCACCAGCACCGCAGACTTGGCTGCTCGTAGCGGGTGGGATCTGACCTCGCAGATGCACAAGCACTACGGCATCAGCTAGATCGGGCGGGCAGTCACAAAGTTAGGGGCGGGCGGCTCTGCTGGCCCACCCACTGCACGCCGCAAGAACCCCTCGATCACCCTGCGCTGCCTCTCATCGTCCTCCGCCTGCATATGGCGGTCGGTGTCCCGAGCCATAGCCCTCACCCAGAACTCGCACGCCATAGCCAGGGCATCCACCCGGTCGTCGTGACGTAGGGCACCACGGTCCCGAGTGATCCGGCTGATCTGGAAGCCAAGTAGACGGGACTGCTGCTCCTCACTGGTGTAGGTCTTGACTGACTCCCAATCCTCGATCCAAACCTTGCGGTTGAAGATCAGTTTGTGCGAGTTCATCAGCGGCTCCAAGACATCACAGATCCGCCTCTCCTTCTGGATATGGTGGCGGACCCCCTCGATAGCGCAAGGGTAGGTAGATTGGAGCACGGGCACCAACAGCGCCTCGAACATCCCTTGGCCGAAGTTCTCCTCGCAGAGAATGCGGGACACCTTGTTTCTCCTGGCGATCTCAGCCAGACGGGCCAGCACCTTGGCGTCGTAGCCCCCTTGGATACCGCCAGACTCCAGGACGAATAGCTGACCACCGTAGCTCGCCACTACAGAGTAAGCCGTCTCGTCGAGTCCTTTACCGGCTGGGTCTACCGACATGATTGCTCCTTCGTAGGCAGAAGTCTTACCTACTCTGTTGAGCGGGCGGTGGTAGTAGTCACCGTTGAACCCCGGACAACTAGGATCAGACCAGCGGAGATCGGGGTCGTTAGCCCAGACATACTTCTCGTAGCAGGTATCAAGGTCCAGGTCATCCACGATCAGGTCGTTGATCTTCAGCGGGTAGCGGTCGGCGTCCGCCATCGACTGGTCGAGCAAGAACTGCATGGCATAGCCAGTCTTGCCGTAGCCCTGCCGCCTGCGTTCCAGGTCTTCCAGGTCGAACCGCAGGGGATCTACCGGAGTGCCTACCTCTACCCCATCCGCGATCTTCTTGCGGATCATGGGGGCCAGCCGCTCCCCTTGGCTGGTCACGATCTTCTGACTAGGGATCTCCGACGGCCAGATGCGGACGCTATACCCACGGTTTGGCAGTTCATGCAGCAAGTCCTGCTCTGACTGCGGGGTGCCCAGATACATCACCCGACCATCGGGCTTCAGGATAGCGTTAAACTCCTCGGTAGCCGAGGCAATCTTGTCGCGCATCGACTGCGTCGCGGAGTTCTGTTTGGTCACTACGTCGTCAGCAATGATGATGTCCGCGCGACCGCCTGTCAGTTGGGAGAAGATGCCCTTGCTAGTCAGTGAGGGAGAGTGCGAGGGCGGGGCTGGGCCTACATCAAAGGCGACCTTGGAGTTCCGCTGGTCGTCCCGAGGTAGCAGGTGCTCCGTCAGTTCACCCATCTCATGTAAGAGACGGAGGGTAAACGTCGTGAAGTCATCCGCTCTGATCTTGCTACCCGAGACGACCTGGATCAGCTTGGTAGGATCCAGCAGCAGCGTCCAGACACAGAAGGCGGACGCGATGTAGCTCTTGCCAACCCCCCGGAAAGCCTCCACGACCACTCGGTCTCCGCCGTGCTGCATGAAGTCAGCGATGTCATACTGAACCGGGGTCGGATCAGGTAGACCGATGGCCTTCCATGACAGATAGACGAAGTTCTTGAAGCCCGAGGGGCCGCTGAAGACTGCCGGGATATCCTGCATTACACCAGGACAGTAACGTAGAAGATCGCCTGCTCAGTCGCAAAGTCCTTCATACGCACGCGGAACTTAGGAGTCCAAGGGAACGTGAGGATTTGCCGCTGGACTAGGTTAGGACTCGTAAACGACATCGACGTAATGGTCTTTATCACGTTGTATTCAACGCCGTCGTTTAGGCTCCCCTGGATCTCTGCCTCATGGACGTGAGTTCCCCCAAATACACCACTCACAGACTTGATAACCGTGTCGATCACGATCTCATCCCGGTTACTGGTGGTAGTGCTAACGTCAAAGTCCAGGAACTCAGTCGATAGTCCGCTCTCAACAAGTCCTAGTGAGTCTTTGCCCATCACTCCTAGATACTTATTAATAAACGTCGGCTTGTGCGCTACGGTCATTACTCCCCCGATGCCTTCTTGATAGGCTCATTTGAATCATTGAAAGGAACAAGGTCCGCCAGCTTTTGTAGGCCGCTCCCCTTGTTGGTAAGGTCCGCCGAGCTAATCGAGTTATCCTTGAGGAACTGGCGGGCCACGTTGAGATCCGCAGGGCAGTAGTCACCAGACTCCAGCTTGACCAGGAGTTCCTTGGTCAGCAGACTGTGAAGATCACCCAGCAGTTTGTCGATGTCGTTGCTCATTCGAGAACGTATACCTCGACGTTGCCGCCGTTTGGGTTGGTGGACATAACAATCTCGGCTCGCTCGAAGCGGACCAGCGGGATGTCCTTGTGGTAGAAGTTGTTGCTCTCGGCGCTAGTCAAATCAGCAAACACGGAGGCATCTGTGGGGCCAAGAACTCCTTGGATCTTGCTGGTAAATGCCATGCCTGATGCCGATGTTCTCACATGGACTGCGCCCTTTTCCCTGTCACTACCTCTGTAGTCAGGACTCCAAGTCACATACTTGGTGCCCGTTTCTGCGGCGCTAAACGTAGCTTCTCCTACTTTACGAGTTTTCATATCTGTCTCCTACCTGATAGATGAAACAATCAAAGCACTGACAGCAGGGATCATCCCGCCCATCAAGCCCCAGATCCCACAGCGGACCTTGAGAATAGCTAGCCCCTTCTCCATCTCCGTCATGCGATCAATCATGTATTGTTGAACGGAGCGAGCATTAGCCCGCTCCTGCCTAACCTCGTCTGTCAACCGATCAATAGAAGACATGACGAGCCTCTTGTATTCGTCCCAACCGTTACCTTCCACCATTGCATCTCCTATGTCTTGTATCCGTAGACGATGATTCGAGCGCCCGCCGCGATAGTTGGTCCTTCAAAGCGGAACCTGTGATACGCAGGGACACCGTAGATGCTGTGGTTAAACACGTCTCCTCCAGAGTCACCAATCAAGAAGTTGCTGTGCATCTTTGTGGATCCGTCTTTTGGTAGATTAAACAACCAGCAATAAGTGAACGGGTAGTCTGTATCGCCCCTTCTTTCTGCGGCGTTTCGGTGCATAGATTGCCAGTCTGTTCCGTTACTACTGACTTCTTGATAAATCCAAGGATTACTTCCCCAACGCACGTTAGTAATCGTCACGTTGTAGAAATGGTAATCAGTGTTATACCAGCTAGGGTTGCCTCCCGACCAAGTGTTGATGTATTGACCAGCGGGTAGCGTAGCAGTATATAGTTGGTCAATCTTGGATCCGGTGCCTGCGCCAACAGCACTGTCCACGTATCCCTTGGTAGCGGCATCTGCCGCAACCCCAGGAGCCTGGAGGTTGTTGATGCGCTTGTTGTTTAGGTCCAAGTTACTTGTGGGGACTCCTAGTTGATTAAGAGCTACGCCCGCAAGCTCAGTAAGAAAGTCAGATAGGTCGGCAGCTAAAGCCGTGGATACCGATACGTTGCCGGTGTTCTTGTCCACCTTTAGATACTGATCGAACGACCCTCCGGGGGCCGTTACAAATCCAGCTTCCTTCAGTTTGTTGAAGGTCACCGATTCATCAGCAATCTTGGCCTCGGTGACGCTGCTGGCGTTCAGTTTATCTGCGGTCACCGCTGCATCTACAATGGCACCAGTGTCCACAGCGTTGTCTGCAAGGTTTACCGCAGTGACCCCGTCCGTTTTGATTTCAAAACTGCCAACAGAGTTCTCTGTCAGAATCAGCGTGTTCAGGAACCGAGCCTTGCCAAAGTTCTGGACACTGATGACTGTGTTGTTAGCGGGGAATGTGGTTCCAAAGCTCAGGGTGCTGTTTGGATCTCCGGGAATCACCGTGAAGTCTGCACCCGGACGCTGCACGACACCCTCAATGGCAACCACTAGGTAGTTTTCATTTAGGTTAGTGCCTCCCGACAACACAAAGTCGCCGGTCGCTCCTGTCCCTGTAAACTCAAAAGACTGAGGCACCCCAGCTACACCAAACTCCGCAATGTCATCGACGTAATCCTTAGTCGCCGCGTCTGTCCCTGTGTTGGGTGCTTCTACGTTTGCAATGCGCTGCTTGGCTGCGTTTCTTAGAGCCGTCCAGTTTCCAGCAGCATTATCGTATTGTAGGTATTCAGCGTTTGGGTTGATCTCCCCGCCATCGTCTTCCTCCAGAGCCTCCTGAATCAAGAACCATACTTGCTTCTGGTTCAGATCCATCTCGGTCTCGGTGATGGAACCAAAGGACTTGAAGTCAACTGCTCGGGCGCTGTATTGCCGAGGAGTAACCCGCCGGATACGGATTTCTTCGCCACTTGCCGGGGCCGTTGCGAACACAATCGCCTCGTTGACGACTGTGTAATCCGATCCGCTAGTCTTTACGACGCCCCCCACCGTAACCGTAACATGGCTGTCGCTGATATAATTGAACAGCGTGCCATAGTTAGTAGTGGAACCGTCGCCGGTATAGAATGTGTAGCTTAGTCCGCTAAAAGTTGGGGTTGCCATGTGTATTCTCTATGGTTAGGGGGCTAGCCACCCAGCAAATCAAGGATCTCATCAGCACCGGCACCGCGCCGCTGCCGTTTCATAATCAAACGCCGCCTGTCAGTGTCGTTCTTTAGTTGATCGAACTCCGTCAACAGCATTTTCTGCGCCCGACGCCGATACTTGTTGACCAGCTTTCGGATCTCAACTACTCGGGGGCTGGTGTAGCCTGACTCCCGGTAGCTCTCGACAGGTAGTGATTGATATTTCTTGGATCGGATAAGGCGCTCGACAGCCGAACGCATCTTGCGTCCTCCAATGCTGATCTCGCCAGTAAGTTCTTGCCATCGGTCATAGGCAGACTGTCCGTCTTTCGTGAAGTAATCCCGAAGATCGACGCCGAATCGCATGGGATCAGGCTCGTTCATGGGATACATCAGCGTCTCGATCTCTTTCTCGATAACGCCGCTGCCTACTGTGTTGATAGAAATGGGCAGCATGTAGTCAACCCAACCAGCGGTCTGGGCCATGCCCTTGCTCATCATCTTCCGAGACAGAGGCTCGCCCAAGAAGTTCCGCTGCTTGTCCATGCTGTCGTTGAGGAACGGGACACGCCGCTGGATAGAATCCAAGATGCTGTAGGATTCTTTAAGGGTTGGGTCCATCGCTGCGCCCGCGCCCGCCACTACGTTAGGGACAATGGTGCCCGCCAAGCGGTTCGCCAGCTTACTCAGGTAGCGGTCGGGATCCTTAACTGCACCGGCCAAGTCAATCAGACCAGAGATATAGCTTTTGTCTGAGATGTTCCGCATGACCGACAGGGTCGCTGCATACGACAGGTCAGAAAGATCCTGATCCTTGCTCGCATACCTCGACAGGTCGCTCATGTCGCCAATGAAGCCCAGCAGACCTCCGAGCGGATCGAGGCGCTGGAAGCTGACAAAGGTATCTCCGACTCGGATGGAGTATTCCTGCCAGCCCACCGATCGTAGAGCCTTCTGAGCCTCGGGATCCTGTGGACCCTTGCCCGTGATGACCCCCGTCCCGGCAACCATCATTGCCGTGCTCGCCAAGGAACCAGCGACCATCAGTTGACCAGCGGTCTCCGCAGCAACCTTGGGATCGCTGCTCATCAGCTTGGCCCGTAGGTCTTGGCCCATCTTATCCAGCATGGGAATGCTCTTGCCCGTAGCTCCCCTAATGAGTTTATCGCTCATCAAAGCCAGCGCGTTCGTCAAGTTCTTGTTGACGATTGGGATAGGCAGACGCTTGTTCGTCTCGATCAGGATGTTCATCGGGGTTCGGATGAACGGTGCGATCAAGCGAACCGCAGGGTAGGCATCAGCCAGCCCCATCAAGTGGGAACCCGCCTTGGCTAAGAAACCGTCGCCATCCTCCAGGTTCCTTGTGAATGTTTCGGTCTCTGCGTTCTTCATCGCACGCTCTGCGATGTCGAACATGGACTCACCAGGAGCCAGGGGAACCGAAGGGGCCGAGGGACCGACAAAGTCCTCGGGGTTTACATCCGCCATCGCCCGCTGCATCCGAGCCTTAATCTCATTATCCCGGTTCGCGGGGTTGACGTAAGCGTCTATCTCAATGCTTCGCTCGATGTTCTCACGAACCACCTTTTCAGTGGCCGCTTGTCCATTGATAAGGAACTGGCGGGACTTGTGGTGAACCCAGGCTTCTAGGGCATTACCACTCAGTCCTACGTCCATCTCTCCGACAATACGAAGGTGCTCCGTAATGTCCGACATGTAGAACATCTGCTTGAAGTATTCGTCACTGCCCGCCATGGCCGCACCCGGAAGCCCAATTATCTTGGACAGAGTTTGACTGATGGCAGACCCCGCATCCTCGGGGGTCGGCAGTTGACGGCGAGCTACCTCGTTCATGGCCGAAGCACTGCCCGTCAGGTTGCTGCGGCCCGTCCTAGCAGAGACCTTGGCGCTCTCAAAAATCGTAGACAGAGCGGGGCTGTCCTTAAGCAACGCCGTGTTGGACATCATGGAAGCCCGCCGTCGGGCTGTCCGCATCTGCTGTAAAATGTAGCGAGACATGCCTGCCTTGGCGTCGGGGTTCTTGCGAAGCGCCGCCTGGAGCCACGCACCCGCAGCTTTCTCCAGGGGAGCAAAGATCCCCATGAGACCCGTAGAGATCAGGTTCGTCGCCAGGGTCGCAGGCTTAGACAGCAGGCTGAACATGTAGTAGGGCGTGACGCGGTCCATCAGTCCCTTGAGTTGATCCCGAGACGCCATCTCGGCGATCTGTAGGCTGTCCAGGTCGGCAATACGTCGAGCCATTCGGACCATCTGGGTCCGCCCGCCACGATCAATGACGCCCTTGGCGATCTCGTTGGAGAGCATCCGGTCAACCGTAATGTTAAACGAGTTGAGGCCGCGACCGAACTCACCGCGAACCTTGCCGTAGGCGACCGCCAAAGCCGAGTATGCGTCCATCTGCTTCATCAGCATGTTGGCGACTTGGTCAATCGGTAGGGCAGGATCGCCCTTCATCTTGCTGATCTCAATAGCAGAGATGTTGCCCGACTTCTTTGTCAGGTCTTGGGACAGCTTTTTGATCTGACCTGCTAAGTGATCCATGACCACAGAAGCAGCCTTGGCTTGGCGGTAAGCAGCCGTGACGTTGCCCGCCGAGTGCATCAGCGTGTTGGCTACAGTAGTGGGGTCTTGCCCCAACATCCGAGGAAGTTCTGACTTGGCAACGCTGTTAATCAGGTCGTCGTGAGTTTGAACCTTGCCTTCATCAGCGATCTGGCGAAGACCAAGGGTTTCAATCAAAGCTACCGCAGTGTGGGCATGGTCAGCACTGGTCTGCTTCTCGATGTTCAGGAGACCGGCTAGCTTCTCCTTAGCAGGGTCTTCGGCACCTTCTACACCAAGGTCATCCATGCGGCCCTCCCCACGGGCCGTAGCTTCACGGGAAAGCAGCGCATCCGCAGCTTCCTCAAGTTGCTGCTGTGTTGTGCCCGTAAGATCGCGTGTCTTCTCGACCGGATCATCCTTGACCAGAGGACTATCGGGATCCCGCTGTTGCTGCTGACGCTGACGCTCCTTCTTGGCGATGTAGCCCGAGGTAGGAGCTACTTCGATCCGCTTGAGCACGGCGCTGTCGTCAAGAACGTGGGCAACTGTGCGACCGTTTCTTGTCTCGAATAGAACTTGGTAGCCGCGAGACTTCAAGGCGTCTCGTCTAACCGATAGCCATTCTTCATCGCTCATCCCAGGGGTTCTCCGAATCCCCTCTTGCCTAGCGGTGTGGCTCTTGGCGACCTTCAGGTCTTTCGTGGGCTTCAGTTGCACCAGACCCAGCCGAGTCTCGGGGACTTCTACGACATCCTGTAGATTGCTGTAGGCACGAAGAAGACCGCTCGGGTCTTCGGTGTCTACAACCAGAACATCTCCTCCGTTAACATCGACCTCTCCGGGAGCCGCTAGGTCTGCGGGGTTCTCCGTGATGTCTTCGGGCTTGGTCCTCTCCTGATTGCGCGGGGCTACGGTATCGGCATCCGCTTCGGCTTCCTTAGCCGCATCCGTGGGACCGCCACCGTCACGGGCGGACTGCACCATGTCGTCAAGGTCTGCATTCTCGGTGCCGTTGACTGCGTCCTCAGCAGCGTCCTCGATGTCCCTCTTAGCACCGTCCATCCCAGCCTGATCTCCTGATCGACTGGCCTTGTTGAACCGCTTCATGCCCTTGAGCATGGCAAAGATCGGCTCCGAGATGCCGCCAAGAAGAGCGCCTTCTAGCACGTTCTTGATGCGCCCCTCGACCTCTGTGTCTTCCTCATCTGAAGCCAGCCAGCCAGTGACCGGGTTAGCCAGATCAGGCAGGTCTTGGATCAAGTTGGACAGGCGAGCGTCATTTCCGTCGAAGACAAAGAAGTCCGCCGTCGCACCAGCAACAGCGCCGCGAGCTATACCAGCAACCTTCCCCGCCCCAGCCAGCACACCTGTGACTTTAGACAAGTGCCCGACGCCCCACATGCCGGGGAGGAACCCCACCATGAACTGCGTGGTTCCCTCTAGGAATCCCGCAACGGCTCCGGTGGATCGACCAAGACCAAAGTTGTCTTGGATGTCGGCACCGAAAAGGTTCGCAAGACCCGCAGCCGCCCCAGCAACGCCACGGACGGGAGCGTAAAGAAGCTCAAAGTCGTCTGTCTCTTCTCGCGATGCCAGTTCTTTCTGGCGAAGCTCTTCCTCTTTAATCCTGCGCTTGCGCTGACGCTCTTCGTAGTCCTCAATGTAGGAAGTATATTCGCTCATTACTTATCCCCCAATACCTTCCGGCGGAACTCGGATTCCAGCAGGTTGTTGTTACGGAACTTGATTAAGCCGTCCTCCCTTCTCACCGATGAGGGATCAGGCGTCTGCATTCTCTTTATGAAGTTCTGCACATTCACGTTTTCAGAAGTCATCTTTTCCTGAACATTGTGAAAGTGTTGAATTGTCTCCTGCTCAGTGTTGATCTTTAGGAAGTTGAAGGCTTGCTTGGCGGTATCGCTCAGTTGCCATGTGCCTTCCTCGTCCTTGAAGACATGGCTGGCGAGTTCCCCGCGTGACGTAAAGTATGGGCTGGACTCATAGGTGAGTGTCATCTCCTTTAAGTCCATGCCAAGGTGCTTACCCTCGGCTAATGAAGCTAAGGGCACCCCATAGTTGAGGGTGTGCGCCCGCAGGTATTTCTTGGCAACACCTGGATCCGGGAACTCTGCGAACGCGGGCCTCCGAAAACCATCAGTTACAGTCTTAACTGAAGCTAAAGCCCGAATATATATACTATCGTGCGCTACAGGCTTAGTGGGATCAATGTCTGGCAATCGTTCGTCAAGGTCGCCCCCAGGTTTGACTTCCTTATAACGAAGGACATAGTCGTGGGCTGCTTTTAAGTAGAAGTCCGCTCCCATAAAATAATCGAAGGAGAAGAACGACGGCTCTGGAGGCAGTGCTCGTGCAATTTCTTCATAAGCCGACCTAATATTAATTTTAGCATGTATCGGGATAGCCTGACCCTCGGTTTCCTTTGCCTGTAGGCCCGTTGCGTTCCTGCGGTCATCTGCCGCCTGCTGCCTTTCCCGATCCTCTTCAAGTCGATTTTCTAGTGCTTGCCTCTGCACGGGATTTTTTAATTCCTGAACTCGCGTCGTCAGGTGTAGAGCGGCCTCTGCTTCGGTCATTCTCCGAAACTTATCACGCTCTTTGTCGGACATTCCGGCAAAGATGTAGTCAAGAACATCGCTGTATAGTTGGTTCCTTTTTTCCTCGTCGTAGTTTTCTTTCTGACTGGCGGCAACGTCATCAATGTTAGAGCGAATAGCTCCAGACATGCCTGAGCGTCCCTCTGCCATCCAGAAAGCCGTCTTGTCAATACGCTGGCTATCTGCTTGTGCCCTGAGGCGGTCATTAACTGCCTCGGTGTAGGCGTCCCGCATTGCTTGGCTCCTTTCCTTGACTGTTCCCTTAGTCGAGGTAAAGGTTCGCACCAGTTCTGGCATGATGTCTGCCTCTGCGATACCTGCGGGAATCTTCTGCTGGCTAAGGAACCTACTGACCCTGGCATCTGCTTGCGCTGGGTCTGTGCTGCTCTCGATGTCACCCATCAGGCGGTTACGAGTTTCCGCACTGATCTTGCGATCTTTATATGCTTGATCGACTAGGTCGATTACGTCGGGGCTAAGGTTTCTGATGTTAGCCTCCAGAGATATCACCATCTCGCGGTCGTCCGGGCGCAAAGCCTCTCGGTCAGCGCGGGCTAGTCTCTTGGCTTCTTGCAGGGCTGTGTAAGCACGATTAGGGCTTAGGCCAGCTTTCGTGTAGATGGCCTGCACGTCGGACAGCTTACCTTTTAGTAAATTACTTAATTGCTCTTCTGTTAGGCGTGCTTCGTTTTGTTGCTCCTGGGCATAGATTTCTCCAGCTAAAAACCCTTGGACATCTGCGTTGACTTGAGAAGACCTAATTTGAAGAGCAGGGTTTTGCGCCCTAGCTGTTAGCTTGGCTTCAACTACCCTTTGCAAATCAGCTTGTTGCTCTGCGTCTAGCAACCCCGCATCCTCAACAGCCGTTAGGATTTCAAGGGCATCCTCTTCAGACATCTCCTCTGAATCAATCTCAGCGACCATCCTGTCACTGAGAGCAGCCTGTAGTTTCACCCGAGCAACATTCTGGTTTGTCGCTGACAGAGTTTTCATCACCTGTCTAGCGTTGTCTATAGCCTGAAGCTGTTCGTCTTCGTCCCCCATAGTGACGGCCTGGGCCACCATTCCCGCAGCCTGGGCCAAGATTGCCGTCGTCTTGGCTTCGTGCTGCCGGTCGCGGCGTGCAGCCATTGCCGCATTACGCTCGTCATCCAGCGGCCTCAGTACGCTCAAGAGAATTGGAACTTGAGACTGGTTTAGCCGACCCTCTGAAAGTAGTTCAGCAATGTATTCTTGCTTTCTCTCGTTGTAGGCGGCTAGCTTCTCCTCTTCAGGAAGGTTGACGATGGATTCCAAAAACTCAGGATCCTCCATCATGGCGGCATACCCGGTATCATCGGGCAGACGAGCTACCTCGAAGCGGGCGATGGATTGCAGCAGTTGGGGGTTACTAGCATCGGGAACGCCAGCTTGGTGCAGCAAACCCGTAATCTTCAGTTGCAGGTCTTCATCAGCTAGGCCCGACTTGTAGAGTTCCAGTTCTTTCTTGGACAGATTCTTAAGCACCTCAGAGGCAACCGGGGCATACCTGTCTGCCTCTTGTCTCTGCGCCCTTTGTTCAGCCTCGTTAGCTCGTTTTTCTTGTTTCTTACTCTTCTCTGCCTGACGATAGGCGGCATCCGCCGACATCAGGGATTGAGACAGTTGCATCAACCCGTCCCAACTCTGATTACTCTGCTCGGGGCCGGGGTTTGCCGGGGTAACAAAGGCATCAACCGGAGTGGCTACCGGACGCAAACGCTTTCTAGTTGCCATTGGATCCCTTGTTACTGGTGTTGTTACTGGTGTTGGGGGTGTTCCTTGCAGCACGGTAAGAGCCGTAGGCACCGATGCCTTGGCCCAGAGTTCCGATCATACGGCCATAGTCAATGCCTTGGATCGGGCTAGGCATCGCAGCATTCAGGCGCGACTGTTGGTTGGCTAGGATTTGATCGACCCCGCGCATGATCTGGTTCTCCTCAAACGTCAGGTTGCGTGCATCAATCGCAGCATCCTGAGCGGCTTGGACAGCCAGACCGGCACGAAGATCATCGACAACACCTTCAGACAAACCGACAGTCTCCGCGCCAACGCGCAGGGTGGCCTTGGCCTTCTCTAGTTCCTGAGAGGTTCGCAGGCTCTCTTCAGTAGCCGCTGCCCGCACTTGGTTCAGTTGCTCTAGTTGAGCCACGTAGCTGCCCTCAGCGGCAGCAGCAGCGTTCTGTTCTGTAGCTCGCGCAAGTTTGCCTTGATATTCTGACTGCTTGTTAGCGTTGTCTGCTTGCTGAACAGCGGTTCCCGCAGCACTGACAATTGCCAGACCAAGACCTATCAGACCTGGGTTACACATTGGTTATCCTCCCGAACTCGATGAATGGGCCAACCTTCTTGAAGAAGGAGAAGCCCAACCACTTGAGCCACTTAATATGTAAGGTGTTATCTTGATGAATGTAGTTGCTGACGGACTTGTAGTTCTTGGTGATCTCAGCCAGCCACTTCTCAGATTCCCGGAGGAACTGAGTCCTGACCTTTAGGATCCTGTCGGTCCCGAGGAACCAGATGTTCCCCGCGCCAGGGTAGCGACCGTCTGGGACGACGCCGAACATGCCGCAGCATGACCCGTCTACTTCCACAGCTAGACAGGGGAGAGACATCCGAAGACCTCTCTCTAAGGATTGCTTAGGTCCGTAGTTGCTTGCCTCGATCTCTAGGAGATCCGCAGGCCGAAGCCCGTCAGCCAGCATCTCGTCCACATCGGACGGCTTGGCTTCTCTGACTACACCCCTCATCGAGAACCTCTAGCTCGCGTAATGCGAGCAGCTAAATCAGCCGTGACCAACTGGAGAGGACCAGGGCTGGTAGACTGGAAACTAATGGTCCTCTCATCAGCACGACCCCGAACTCCAAACCGCAAGGATCCAGAGGACAGGGTGAAGTTCTGGTAGTTGGTGCCGTCGCCCAGGAACTTGCCCATCATCGAGGTGCGATAGGCAGTCCCATCCCGACCTGTGATGACGATGTCGAACTCCGAGGAGTCCTGGTAGTTGATGACCCCGGAGTCCAGAAAGAGATCCTGGCCGACCACAGGGGCTTGGTTCTGGTCTGATCGGTAAATCTTGGACAGATCGTGCCGGAACGAGAACGGCGACCCCAAGAAAAGATCCTTGTTCTGGTGGTCACCCTCAAGTGTCACGGTGCTGTTGGAAGTATCTACGCTTAACACCCGGATCTCTTTGAGGGTCCGCTTCTCTAAGCAACGAATGTCTGCTGTAGGTGTGAACGGCATAGAAACCACCGTGTTGAAGGTCATCCCGCTGGTCAGACTGGTGGTGATGTCATCCTCATCCACTCGGCAGTCCAGGTGGACCCGCCCACCCGCAGGGTCTTCTGCATGATAGGCACAGTCCATCTTTAGCAGGCGAGTAGAGGATCCGTAGGACAGCACGACATACAAGATCGACTCCTCAAACCACACCGAGACTATGCTAGGGTCATTGGGCCAGACCCACTTCTGCCAAGCCTGCATCACCCGCTCGCCACGGTTCATGTAGTCCGTGTAGACCCACAGGGTATCCGGGGTCTTGTCAGAGACGCCGACCATCATGTCAGCCTGGGGGCTGGCGCTCAGGTGCCAGAGGTTCTCGATGTAGTCCGAGGCCACCGCCGTAAGATCAAGGCGGTCCAGGCTAGGGCGCCGCTCACCAGCCACGCGGAACTCGTAGATAGCCGCCTTTCCCCCTCGGATGTTGGAGGTGACTAGGGCATCCTTGCGCCGCAGTGGCAGCGAGGTGGGCGAAGCATCATACTGACCGCCCTGAATAAACGAGGCAGACGAAGGAGTCAGCGGACCCTCGGATCTTACGACGTATTGGCGACCGTTGGAGAACACCACCACGTCAGAACCCAGCGGAGCTACGTGAGTCAGCTTGGCGTCGTCCTTCTGGTCCGCTGCCAGTTCAATCCGGTCGCTGTCCAGAATGTTAAGGACCGACACTCGGAAAAAATTGAACGGCTCCCGAGTCTCCGAGAAAATCAAAGCATCGTCGGACAGCAGCCCCATGCGCCCTTCGTGAAAGCACAGGTCTCGGATGCTCTTCCCAACAAACTTGGGGTTCTTGTTAGTGTATTCCTTGTCCCCGGCGATCCGGTCGGCCCACTTGGGAATGGTATACTCTGTGCCTGCAATTTGATAAGTATGGCCGTCTAGTGGGCTGAACTGCCATTCTCCATTGGGCTGGCGGAAGATGACGTGAGGCATAGTCACGGGATCAAATGATTTGTTGATCCCTGGCTTGGCCGTTTCTTCCCAATACCCGTCCGACCAATCTCCGATTTGCTTGTCTTCTTGAGTGTCTCGGAACGCAACCCAATACGAAGCCGCAACATCCTCGGGGTTGCCGAGAATCTCTACAGCCATGCCCACCCTAGCATGCACCGGCAAATCCGAGAATAACTGCTCGGATCGGTGGGCTGTTTTCATCAGCGTATCGCCCCGATCATCAGTCACGCGCATTTCAAAGGGCGTCCCGTCTAGCCGCTGGATGCTGATAGTGCTGCCGCTGTGTTGAACATCCCAGTCAGTAGAGGGTAGACCACCCGATATACCCGCGATCACTACAGTCTTGCCGATGTAAGTAGATTGGCCAGTGTCGAGGAGTTCAAAAATGCCTTTAGCAATAGCCTTGGTTCGGATGCTTTGCTCTGCTGACGACGTGCTCGTTGTAGATCCCCCATTTGGATCGCTTCCGTCTGCTCCCCAAGTTTCTAGTTGAACCGTAATACTTTGGTTGTTAGTGGGATCCGTAATCTCTACTTCATAAACACTACTGTAAGCGCCAGAATTGACTTGCAGTATTGCGATGCTTGCGTCCCAAGTAGTCACGGTGTCGCTAGACTCTGCGGTGACTTTGGTAGAATTAAGAACTACAGTGTAGTCACCCAACGTCAGAAACTTGAGGTCTGACCTGGGAGCAGGGGTGCTGAGGTAGTTGAAATCAGAACCAGAAGCGATCCCCCCTAGATTGTTGCGGATAGTCTTAGTATCAGACGGATCGTCAATATCGTAAACTTGCAGGGAACTACCATTCGTGGCGATAAGGTAGTCTCCGCTTGTATCCTTGGCTACGTGGGTAGTGGACTCTCCACTAGGAAAACCCACCATAACTCCGCAGTATTCCGATGGTGGTCGCTTACGTAGTCCTTCCACCACAGATGCTACGGCGTTAGTCGATACTTCGGCTTGCTGAGGCAGACGTAGCGCGTCGGGCTGAGAGCTAACACCGCCCGTCAGTGTTGGTATGGGAATCGATACAGATAGCGGCCCTCTTGTGGACATAGATTAAAGCCCCCGTCGCGTGATGAATTGGGAGTTAAAATCTGCCATCATGGTAAAGTCTGAATCCTCTAGTTCGTGAGCTTGAAGAGCAGACAGCGCGTTAAACTCAGACTCCTGTGCGCTACGTTGGCGAAGCGCGTCTGCATCTAGCCGCTCCCCAAAGATTCGGGAAGCACGGGCCTCAACATACTTGCGGCACACTTCGGGGATGTAACGCCACTCCAAATCCATTGTCAGGACAACCGGAATGTTCTTGCTGAAAACGTAGGTGTTGCCCTTGCGGTTGTAGAGGAAGTCGCCCCGGTGGGTGATCTTGTAGTCCCGAGTCATCGAAGTCTCGTTGGGATCCAAATCAATCTGTAGGGTTCCCTCGGGAATGCGGATCTTGCCGTCATTATCGGGGGCTAGCTCCCTCTCTTCGCGGTTGAAGTTGAAACCGCGCAGTAGCACTGCCTTGGTGGTGGAGCGGAGGATATGCTTGGCTAACTCCACATCGGGGGAGATCGCACCACTAAGGCTGGAGACCGGGGACTGCCCGACGACGGACAGCATGGTGTTTACTGCTTCCAGTTCCGACAACATTACTGGCCTCCTTCGTAGGGGTCCGTGACCTGGGGAGTATCAAACGTCACGTTGTATACGTTTGAGTCAATCTCCCAGAATGTAGATTGGTTTTCTGCGGTAACGCGGGTGCCACCTACAGTCATGTTTCTGATCGTGACATTGCTCGCGGTGTTGTTTTCATCGTGGTCATAAAGACCCGACTTGTTAGGCGGACTGCCTTCAATAAAGATGTTATCGAAAACAAAGAACCCGGTATTACCGTGCAGGTCTCTTTGGCTTCCAATGTTTGCAGCGCCGCCAAAAGGATAGCGGAGGTTTCCTAAGCAAATTGGGCGACCAACGCAGGCAGTATCCCAGATGCGAATGTTCTTCAAGATAACGTGACGAACACCCATAGTTGTCTGGTCTTCTTCCGAAGCAGGGTCGCCATCAAAGCCATCAGTCAACGACTTGATAATACAGCGAGCACCCAAAGCTGGGTCGGGAGCGTTTCCCGAAGTGTTCTGCTCGCCGCCTTGATCGGCTTCTGCTAAATACAGGATGTCAATATCATCGACCATCACTCTGTATTGGTCTGTAGTTTCAAAAGACTGCGGCCTTGCCCCAAAGTGAATAGATGAGTTGGCCGTCTGAACGATGAAGGTTCTAGTGGCATAAAGCGGGCCTGCGCTGCGGTGCTTTAGCTTGATGCCGTCGTCCCCGGCAAACATGTAGCTGTCGCGAACAAAACCTAGTTCGCCAGTAGATCGAGAGACAGGCATAAACCCATCTGCGTTAAACGTCCAAGGGGATATAAACGAGCACTGGTTGAAGTCTCCGATGCCCTGAACATTGCAGTAGAACGCAGGCTTAAGGATGGTTGTGCCGAAGACTCTGTTGGTCGTAGGCATTCGCACGTTTCCCGGCCCAAAGACACGACCATCTATTGCAACGTAAGGAATTAGACTATTATACTGTCCTGCGCTCGTGTCTACGTCTGCCCGACGGATGTAGGTTCCCGACAGGATCCCCGGTCCCTCAATGCTGACGTTCTGGGTCATTGCAGTCCCATCGGTAGGAACTGACGCTCCTACGTGGCGCCGGAGATCCAGACTCCCAATAACTACAGCGCCTTCGTCAAAGTAGAGCGTGGTATTTGACTCAACCCGAAACCCCCGTCCGATGTGGTGGATGCCTCGGGAGAAGTATAGAGTCCCTCCAGTTAGGTGGTCCATCACGGACATCGTCAGCGTCCCGGTGCCCGCCGAGCTAAACTGAATGGAGATGCCATCCGAGTCAACCAGAGCCAAGATGCTATCGCTGACAGCTACGGCTACCACATCGTGGTTGGCCTTCAAAGTTCCTTGACTGGTAGCCGGTAGGGTGCCTGTAGTGTTCAAGGCAACGCGCTGGTAATCGCCCGTAGGGATCCCGTGGTTGCTGACCGTGATGACGTTGAGTCCAGTGTCTACGCTAGATACGGGAAGTTCTCTAGTTGTCCAGTCGGTATGGGTGGTAGCTAGTTTTGGCTTAGGTCTCTGCCCAATGACTGACAGCGTATGCTTACGGTCCCCGTTGATCTCCACATACAAAGTTGTATTCGGAATGACCGTTAGGAAGAGAGATCCGTAAGCAATCCGCTGAGTAAACCGAGTGTTCTTAGGGTATACCGTGGCAGATGTGATATCAGTTCCGTCTGCCTTCGAGACAACTAGAGTAACTTCCTCGTCTGATCCGTATTTAACCCAGGAGTGCTCCACGGAATCGTTTTTAGTCCAAACGATTGTGTCCATGTCTACCGTCTCAGTATGACCGTAGACAAAAGACTCCGTGTTGTTGATCTTTGCGGTAAAGCGGGTGCTGCGATACGACTCGTCGCCGGGGCCAGCACTATCTATTTCAACAACCATACGGAGCCTCCTGAGCTATTCAAAGATTA